ACCCTATTTTTAGGGTGGTCTTATTTGGCCAATGCTGGACAATTACTGATAAATCAATGGCTTGCAAAAAGGAACAGTCGCCTTCATTGGTCATTGCTGATCAGTGATTTCGACACTTTTTCGACAGTAGGGATTAAAATGAGAGGCCATGTCAGCCAATAGATTATGCGATCCTATTTTGCTTTCGAAAAAAATTTAGCAGCCTTAGCTCTAAACTTTTCCCATGACATTTTTGCCATGCTATTAAAAACCCTCGGTTCAAAAACGCGCTTTCTATAGATCAGTCGGTAGCCATTCTCAACTAACGGTTCAGTTCTAAGAACCTTCACTATTGCGGAGCTTGGAATTATTCCTTGTTCCTTCATGGACTCATAATGTTCTTCCAAGTTGGTGCTACTCTTTAAAATCTCCCTGCCAAGCTCTATCTCTTCAGGCGGAAAATGAAACTCCGGGTTGTCTTTTAGAAGAAATATCTTGCTTTTTTCGCCATCCTCTATATCCACAATATATTTTACCCGGTCACCAATCGCTCTTTCCTTGTAGTACATTCTGGCGGGCCGGACCACTTCGACCAACCTGTTTTTAAATTTTTCGTTAACAGCATCCCATCTTTTAGGTCGAGCTGGAACAGTGTACTTTCCAAGATTAGTAGAAAGAACAATCTGCTTTTTTATGTCCTTGTTCAGTAGAAGGGGGCCGCATTTAAGTAGGGAGATATTGTTAGTGTAAAAAAGAATGGGGCCGTAGGATCTCTCTAATACTTCGTAGGGCTTTAATATGATCGGGCTTTCATTGAAATCCTCTAGTCTTATGTAGTAATTAAGGCCAATATTTAAGTATATTGAATAGATTATTACTGGCCTGTCTTTACAGTTCTCCAGCATAACCTTACTTATGAAATTTTGAGAACAGTCTTCATCCCGGCTAACGGTAAAAATTCCGCTAACCATTATATTTGACTTTCTAAGGTAGTTCTTTGTTGCCACAGCTAGGGCTAGGACTGCTATAAATAAAGTTAGGGTGATTCCGTCATATAAATTATGCAGCTTTGTGATGATCCAGTTTATTACGATATCCATAAAGCTCCTTTCTTGTTTAGCTTATTTTTTACTCTATGGGCAATTGCGACTAACGCCATCTCTAGTTTTATTGCTGGGGTTGCGTTGATTTTGTTCTGTCCAGAATTGGCATTCAGGACTATTTAGCTTCTTCAGACGTTCATTCTCAGTTTGTTGTTGTAAGCGTAGATGTTCAGCCTCTGCCGAACGCAGGGCTGTGCTCCGTCTGATTGCCTCGGATTCTTGCTTCATTCGCTCTGTAGAACGCCTAAGTTCCTGACTTGCTTCTTGAACGTAACGCTCTGCTACAGCTTTAGCGATTGCGAGTTCTATTCCATCTTTTAGTAGGCCGCCGAGTGTCACGCCAATAGTGATTATGGCCAGCCACTCGAAGCGTCCTATTGGGCGAATTCGCGGTGCCCAAGGGGCACGAATTTCATCTGTATCAACCTGCATGGGTTCCCTTTCCTGATAGCTGGCTTCACGCCAATCCTTCAACAATCCCGCCTATCTCGGGCATACCAACGCCTAGCCACTTCCTGTGTGATCGCTATCCCGCGCTTTGACTGGTCAAGTTTCGATTGGCTTCATCGTAGCTCGGACTTGTCTGTCCGCACTCGGGGGCAATCTGCCCGCTAGCGATCCAAAGGGCGTACTGAGGGAAGGCCCGCACAAGTACGTCAATTTCGTCAGTGCTTACTCGTACAGCGCCTTTGCTGACATTCAGCCACCGGCTGTGATCCGTATTGCTGAGTTGACTGAGCTTTTTAGGGCCGATCTGCTTAATCAATAGTCTTGCTCTATCTGCCGAGCTTTCCATATAGAAATTATTCACACGAAGCGACGAAGGTAACTATTGACTCGACTCAAGGTCAGGTCAATAATTGCCTTCAGGGTAATTATTGACTTAATGGGCGTAGCCCAATAAAGACCAACATAGTGCAGCAAAGGCCATGGAAGTGGAAGAAATCAAGGCTCAAGACCTCCGCGCGGCGCCCCCGGTGTTGCCGTGGCGGGACTTCGCGAACTGGATTGGCATGGGGGAAGACCACGAAACCGTCCGTGGATGGATTCGTAAGGGCTATCTTCCTGCGCACAAGATCGGCAAGCACGTGATGGTCAATGTTGCGCTCTTCACCCATCAGCTGATGGAAAGGGAGGAGTTCTGACCATGCGCTACCTCGTAGAGATGTGCACCTTCCACGGCCCGACTCGGCAACGCCGCTGGCATTGCGTCCATCAGGGCATTTCCCGCGTGGAATGCCAGCGCTGGGTCGAGGAGTCGGTGGCTGTCTTCCCGACCGAAGGGGAAGCTCGCCGCTCCTTCGGCCTGACTCGCGAACGCGCTCGGCAGGTGTACCGCATCCGTGGGGTGAGGGCATGAACCATGGCCGCCAGTCCCTACTACCTGCGCCAAACCCACGCCCCGGACTGCGCCTGCTCTGTGTGCTGGTCCGCAAGGCAGGTCATCCCATTGCACAGCCCGTCGCCGTGTCCGGACTGCCGGCCCCCTGGGCTGCCCTATCGGGAAGGTGGCCGCTGGCTCTGCCGTCCCCGTTCCTTCTGCGCGAAACACGACCCGTCCCGGCGTCCGCCGAAGTACTGGCACGTTGTGTACGACAGCGGGAAACCCACGCCCTTCGTGCCCGTGCGCGAAGCATTCCAACTGGAGGGCTGACCCATGCTCGCTAACACCCTGAAAGCGCTGCTCCTGCTCTGCCTGATCCAGGCCGCTCGCACCGTGGCCGATCCGGTCAAGGGCCGCGCTCCCGGCTCGTCGGAACAGCTTCACCGTTCCGGCGAACGGAAGCACGGGCGCAGCGCACCCTTGAACGCCTCCCCTCTGAAACAGCCTCCGCTTGGGAGTGTGGGGCAGCTTCTCCGCCCCGCGCTCCCGAGCCCTCGGCGGCAAGAGCGGGATGACAAGGGCAGAGCCCTTGGTGTTGCCCTGCGGGTTCCAAGGGGAAGCGTTCCCCTTGGCCGTCGGAGACGATGTTGCGATAGGGATCGTTACCCGGATGGGCCAAGACGAACACCCGTGGTTGGCTTGGTTCGCTAGCGAATAGAGCCCGGCCCGAAGGGATCGCCCGACAAATCACTTTCACCCAACACCGCTGAATGAAGGCGAAACAGCCGAATTTGCAGCAGCGGGACAACTCACGCCGAAAAAGGCGAATTGAAGGAGAAACACCGATGAACATGTTTGCAACCCAAGGCGGCGTCGTCGAACTGTGGGTCACCAAGACCGACACCTATACCTCGACCAAGACCGGGGAAATCTACGCCTCGGTCCAGTCCATCGCCCCGATCCCGGAAGGCGCCCGTGGCAACGCCAAGGGATTCGAGATCAGCGAATACAACATCGAGCCGACCCTGCTGGACGCCATCGTCTTCGAAGGCCAGCCGGTGCTCTGCAAGTTCGCCAGCGTGGTCCGCCCGACCCAAGACCGTTTCGGCCGGATCACCAATACCCAAGTCCTCGTGGATCTGCTGGCCGTAAGTGGCAAGCCGATGGCGCCGACCGCCCAAGCCCCGGCCCGCCCGCAAGCACAGGCCCAAGCCACGCGCCCGGCCCAGCAGCCGCAGGGCCAGGACAAACAAGACAAGTCCCCGGACGCCAAGGCGTAAGCCGTAGGAGGCCGCGATGCTCCGCTATCTCTCGCTGTTCGCGGTAGGTCTGGCCACCGGCTACGCCTGGGGCTGGATCGACGGCCTAGCGGCCTCCCTGGCTGTTTGAGGACTGATCGCTATGTCAGGCGTTGTCGCTGTGCAGGTGTGTACCGCGTGGACCTCGACCCCCGAGGGCTTCATGGCGTGTCGCGAACTCGCATGGCAACAGGCCTACCTGATTCCGCCCGAGGCCGCTGGATACGTGGACATCCTGGTCAACGGTGGTTTCTCCCCGGAAGCCTTCGGCATCGGTGCCGCTGGCGTCCTGGGATCGTTCGTGACGGGGCTTTTGATTGGCTGGGTCGCGTCACTTCTTCGTAAAGCCAAGTAGAGAGGAAACACCATGAAAGCAATGAAGCAACGCATCGCCAAGTTCAGCCCGGTCGCCTCGTTCCGCAACCTGTGCATCGCCGGTTCCGTCACTGCCGCGACTTCGCTGCCGGCCTTCGCCGGGGTGATCGACACCAGCGCGGTGGAATCGGCGATCACCGATGGGCAGGGCGATATGAAGGACATTGGCGGCTACATCGTCGGCGCCCTGGTGATCCTGGCCGTTGCCGGCCTGATCTACAGCATGTTGCGCAAGGCGTAACGGGTGCTCTGGTCGGTGTGGTTGGGGGCGTTCTTCGCCGGCGCCTTCATCACCGGGTACCGGACCGGCGAATTCTTCTAACCGAACAGACCGAGGCGGAAGCCCCCTCCGGAGTTTCCGGCAGGGGGCTTTTTTGTGTGGGGTCTTACGATGAAGTTTGCGAGCCTGATTCTGATGCTTCTCTTTGCCACGCTGGCGAGGGCTGAGGATTACTACTGGAAAATTCAGTCACTGCCTGAACGCTTTTCTTCGCCCTCGGCAGCTTGCGCGGCGTGGGCCAAAGCCACGGGACGCCCTGGGGAGTTCACCTTCACCGGGTCTATGAAAGCCCGTGACCAGACCTCGTTTTGGTGCGAGTTCACGAACAACGAAACCGGCAAGACTGCTGCCGGGTATGGTCCTGCCGGACGCTATGGCGATAGCTGTCCCGAGGGGACGGAATACGATAAGGCGACCGGGGTTTGTAAGTCGCCTCCGCAAGAATGCAAGGAAGGCGAACTGTTCCCGGCCAAAGGCCCGGACTCGCCCGTGGTTACCTCGGGAGGCCGTAACTATGTCGGTGACGGCGGCGCCCCGACCGCCTGCTATCAAAGCTGTGAGTATGGCGGCAATCCCAGCCCGGCCAGTTGCTATCTGGTCAAAGGCTCCACCACGACCGGCTTCTGCAATTACATCCTCAAGGGCACCGGACAGAATTGCGGTGCCGATTCCTACACCTTCTCCCAGACCGGCGATTCGCTGAACCCGCCCGACACTCCGAACACCGATCCTTCCGACCCGAACGACCCCGGCTGCCCGCCTGGCTGGTCGTGGTCGGGGACGACCTGCGTCAAGACCCCGACCGATCCCACGGATCCAACCGACCCGACCACGCCGGGCGGTGACGGCGGCGGCGATGGCAATGGCGGTGGAAACAATAACGGCGGGGGCAATGACGGCGGCACCGGCAATGGCGGCGATGGCAGCGGGGGAGGGGACGGCAACGGCGGGGGCGATGGAAGCGGCGACGGTGACGGCAGCGGCACGGGCGGCGATGGCAACGGCACCTGCGACCCGGCGAAAGAGAACTGCTCCACCGGCCCCGAAGGCCCCGGCGGCGAACTCAAGGAACCCACGCCCGGCACCTGGGATGACGCTATCGCCACCTGGGAAAAGAAGGTCGAGGACGCCAAGCAAGAACTCAAGGACAAGGTCCGGGCCAACGTCGACCAGATGAAGGGCGCCTTCGACCTCAACCTGGCGGAAGGCGGCGGGCAACTGCCCTGCGAGTCCATGACCATTTGGGGCAAGTCCTACTCCCTCTGTATCTCCGACTACGCCGGCCAACTCTCCAGCCTGCGCGTGGCGCTGCTGCTGATGGCCGCGCTGATCGCCGCCCTCATTCTGCTGAAGGACTGACCCTATGGAATGGCTCTCCGGTTTTCTCGATCAGATCATCGCCTTCTTCCAGTGGATCTGGGATTTCTTCGCCCAAGGCATCTATGACTTCGTGCGCGACGGCCTGGTGGTCGCCACCAAGGCGTCGATGTACGCCGCGCTCCAGACCCTGATCCTGCTGATCGATGTCAGCTACACCGCCGCCCGCGAACTGATCGACAGCCTCGGCGTGCCGCAGATGATCCGCAGCATGTACGCCGCGCTGCCGGGTCCGATTGCGGCGGGACTGGCCTTCTTCGGCGTGCCGCAGGCGCTGAACATCATCATGGTCGCGGCGGCGACGCGCTTCTGCATGCGCTTCGTGCCGTTCATTGGGAGGTGATCCGTGTCGATCAAGATCCACCACGGCCCCAATGGATCCTACAAAACCTCCGGCGCGATCCAGGATGACGCCGTGCCCGCGCTGAAAGACGGGCGGGTGATCATCACCAACGTGCGCGGCTTCACCCTGGAGCGGGCCTATCAGGTCTTCCCGGACCTGCCCAACACGGCGGAAATCATCAACCTCGATCTGGAGTCGCTGGAAGACCTCGAAAAGATGCGCACGTGGTTCCAGTGGGCGCCCCGCGGGGCCTTCCTGATCTTCGACGAAACCCAACTGCTGTTTCCCAAGTCCTGGCGGGAAAAAGACCTCGAGCGCTTCGATTACCCCGGCGGTCCGGAAGCGGCCCATGCGGCCGACCGCCCCATGGGTTGGCTCGACGCCTGGACCCGGCATCGGCATTTCAACTGGGACATTGTCCTCACCACGCCGAACATCTCCTACATCCGCGACGATATCCGCATGACCTGCGAGATGGCCTACAAGCATTCCAACCTCGCGGTGATCGGCATCCCTGGCCGCTACAAGGAGGCCCAGCATGACGCCCAACTCAATCGTCCGCCCGCCGATGGCACCATCATCGAATACAAGCGGATCCGAAAGCAGACCTTCGCCCTCTACCAGTCCACGGCCACCGGCAAGACCCAAGACACCAAGGCCGGCAAGAGCCTCTTCCGGTCGCCTAAGCTGGTTCTTCTACTGGCATTGCTGGCCGGCACTATTGGCTTTGTCTGGTATATGGGGCCTCTGCGCACGATTGGCGGTCCGGCTGCTGCGACACCTGCCGACGCTCCTGGCGACCCTGCTCAAGCCCCTGCTGCGCCCGCTGCTGTGGCTGCTCCAGCGCGTCCTGCTGCGAATAGCTTTCTTCCTCCTGGGCTTGTACCTGATGGGCCTGCTGCTGCGCCTGTTGATCTGAACGCCCATCCCTTCGCCGATCGGCGGATCTCCATCCTCGCCCACGCCTACCGCAAGTCGCGGGGCGATATCTACATGTTCGCCCTGGAGGATCCCACGGGCCGACGCCTGGAACTCACCAGCTGGCAACTGATCGGCTCCGGCTACCGGGTGACGCCCAAGGGCGAGTGCGTCGTAGAGCTTCGCTATGAGGACTGGAAACAGACCGTCACCTGTGCCGGGAGGCAGCCCGGCGCGGTGGCCAGCATCGCTCCGGCAGCGCCTGTCGCCGCGTCCGCAGACGCACCGGCCAGGGGCCAGTCGCCGCTGACCATCGTCCCCGATTCCGAATACGCCTCGCGGCCCTGGAGGCAGAAATGATCGATTGGGAATTTCTCGTCCCGGTGGCGATGGGCTGGGCGCTGCATCACTGGTGGACGGTGATGACGGCGCTAGCGGCGGTAGGGGTGCCGCCATGAGGGGCGGGCCGCGCCGCCGGCCGGGAGCGCAAGGCATGAGCGATAGGCCGAAGGCGCGGCCGACGCCCCTGTAACACGTCAGATAAGCACCCCGCGATTTGGACATTAATGGACATTGTTAGGTGAAACCATGAAGAAAGTGACCCATCAAAACCGCCTCCTGCTGCAACCCGACGGACAACTGCTGGACTCCCCCAAGGGACGGCTCTTCGTTGATTCCATGACGGGGGCGTTCACCGACCTGTCAGGCGTGCGGATCCTGCGTTGCGGCGTGGACACTGTGCGGCAGTTGTACAACGGCAAGTTGCGCCCGGAAGTGATGGCGCTGTTTGACCTCTCGGTGGATGTGGTCGAGTTCGCCGGCTACGAATGGTCCAAGGGCCGCATCGGTCGCGACTCCGGCTATCAGTACCGTCTGCAGAACGCAGAACTGGGGCTGATCCTGCTGATCAAGAACCACAACATCAAGGTCGACACCCTTGGCTCGCACCTCAAGATTGAGGTGTCGCCCCATGCCCTCGACGGTGCCGACCCGCATATCCTCCAGGGCGTGCTGGATGACTTGGCCGCTGCCGTGCTGAGCCACTGCGAGACCAACCAAGCCGCTGTGCATATCGCCCTGGACGTACAAGGCTGGAAACCGCCTCGCGATCTGGTGGATCGCATGCATTGCCGCTCGCGTCGGGTGCGGCAAATCAGCGGGATCGAGCGGATCGAATTCGACGGCAACGCCTCGGTCTACGGGCGTGGCGAGACGTACATGTTCGGCTCGGCCAACGGCCTGCAACTGTCGATCTATAACAAGACCCTCCAGGCTCGGGCCACCGACAAGCTCGACTATTGGGAAAGCGTGTGGGCCACCCTGAACGGGGATCCGTTCGGCGATGGCGACCCGGCCTATAACCCCCTGGAAACGGTCTGGCGGCTCGAATTCCGTTTCCACCACTCCATCGTCCAGCAGTTCTCCGAAGGCTCGCGTATGGCCTCGGGGGAGGTCATTGGCTGCCGCACCTATGAGGGCCTCTGCCCGCACCTGCAAGGGCTGTGGAACTACGCCTGCGAAAGCTTCAAGCTGCTGAGCCGGACGGCGGTCTACGATCCGTTCTGGAGCCTGATCAGCCAGGACGCCCGCGTCCAAGTCGAGTGCGATCCGCTGATCGAGCGCACCGAGTACCGACGCTATTACAAGACCGCCAAGGGCTTCAGTGGGCGTAACTGCGAGATGTTCCTCGGCCAGTTCGTGAGCCTGATCGCGCGGGAGCGTGTCCCGGCAAAAAAGGCTATTGAGTCCGCCCGCAAACTGGAGTTCTGGCACGTTATCGAAGATCACTATCTCGCCAAGGGTTGGACTCGTCGCGATCTGGAAAGGCATATCCACAAGCTGATGTGTGATCGGTATCTGCGGCGGGGATACGCGATCTGATGGCGATCACCAAGCTTGAGGATGGCCGCTGGCTGGCCGACGTTGAACCGATCAAGGGCAAGCGTTTTAGGAAGCGTTTCAAGACCAAGGGCGAAGCCCAGCGGTTCGAAGCCACCGTGCGGCAAAGGACCATTGAAAACCCGGCCTGGACACCAAGGCCGAAGGATCGTCGACGCCTGTCTGAGTTGGTGACCCGTTGGACGTTACTCCACGGCCACGCCCTGACGGACGCTGACCGTCGTTCCCTGGTGCTGCGCAAGATGGCGGAACGCATGGGCGACCCCATAGGCTCGGTGGTAACCGGGAACATCTTCACCGAGTATCGGGCCAGACGCCTTGCGTCAGGCATCAGCGGCAAGACCTTGAACAACGAACTGGGCTACCTGCGGTCGCTGTTCAACGAACTGAACCAGTTGGGTGAAATCGACTATCCAGACCCGCTGGCCAAGGTGAAGGCGATCAAGCTGCAAGATCGTGAGTTGACCTACCTGACCCGCCAGCAGATAGAAACGCTGTTCCGTGCCCTCCGGGAACATTGCAAGACGCCTCATGTGGAACCCGTCGCCCTGGTCTGTCTGGCTACCGGTTGCCGCTGGGGTGAAGCTCAAGGGCTGACCCTGGATCGGGTCCGGGATGGAGCGGTGCAGTTCGTTAACACGAAGTCAAAGCGTCGCCGCTCGGTCCCGATACCTCCAGAACTGGAACAACGCCTGCACTCGCACCTGCGCCGCTACGGTAAGTTCTCCAACTGCCGCGACAGCTTCGACTTCGCCGTGAAAATGTCCGGTGTCGCCCTCCCCCGTGGGCAGAAATCGCACGTGCTCCGCCACACGTTCGCCTCGCACTTCATGATGAACGGCGGCAATATCCTGACTCTGCAAAAGATTCTCGGGCACTCGTCGCTGACCATGACCATGCGGTATGCACACCTCGCCCCGGACTTCCTGCAAGACGTGATCAGACTCGGCCCGCTGAAAGACTTTCGACACTTCTTCGACACGACGGATTTTTCGACACCGGCGGAAACGCTGGAAGCCTAGAGCGGCAAGGGCTGTGGAAGGGGGATATGGCGGAAGGCAGTGGGAGTCGAACCC